AATTTCTATGACAGAGGGTGCAATCGCCGGTCCTTTTAGGTGGGGACCATCATATTGGAGCACTACAGTATCAAACGAAACCGAATTGGTAAGTCGCTTTGGTAAACCAGATGCAGCTTCATATAAAACATTTTTTACTGCTGCGAGTTATCTTGCATATTCAGGAAGTCTTAAAGTAGTTCGTACACCTAATACAACAGATGCAAAAAACGCAACAATGGATGCATCGAATACCGTCTATGTTGCAAATGATGAAACCTATGAAAATACTTATGATCCAGATATGGGTGGTACAAACAATGATGATTATGGTGATTTCGTAGCAAAATATGCTGGAGACTTTGGAAACAGTTTAAGAGTCTCAATATGTGGAGCTACAAGAGCAAACACTAATTCAGATGGAACACTCAATAGTAATACAGATGTTGCACTTACTGTAACTTCTGCAGTATTATCATCAGGAACTCTTACTGGAGTGGGATCAACTTTTCGTGCTGACCTTGCTGTCGGTGATGTTGTCTTTTTTAATAGTAAATATGCTGTAATTACTGTTGTTACCTCCGATACCGTTTGTACTGCAATAGGTGCTGATATAGCTAATAATGGTACATGTACTCGTAGATCGAGATCAGCATTTGGTCAACCAGCATCAGATATGATTGGAACAGTTGCTTGTTCAGCTAATGGAGTTACAATAACTGGAACAGACACAGCATTTGATACTCAATATACTGTAGGTGATCTTGTTAAACTTGTTGGTACAAATGAAGAAAGAAAAGTTACAGGAACAATAACTGCCACTTCAATGACAGTAACAGAACCTTTTGTTGTAGCAGCGGCCGCAAACACCCATTCACGAAGATGGGAATATGCAGATTCATTTGATGGCGATCCCACTACTTCTACACATTGTGCAAAAAATAGTGGAAACTATGATGAAGTTCATATTGCTGTTGTTGATGAAGATGGAGAATTTACTGGAGCAAACAATACTGTAGTTGAAACTTATACAGGATCGGTTGCCGGTGGTGCAAAAGGAGAAGATGGTCAGAGTATTTACTACAAAGATTTAGTAAATAGGAAATCAATTTATCTCCGCTGGATGGATCATGATGTTAAAGGTGATACAGATGCATACCTTAACGGTGGAACAACCGCTTGGGGCGGAGTCGCAACAGGAACATTTAATGGTAAGGGAATTATCATATCTGGAAGTTTAACAGGAGGCTCTAACGGTTCAGCCGCAACAGCTGGAAACGTTCAGACAGGTTATGATAAATTCAAAAATACAGAAGAAATTGATGTAACACTTTTAATGACAGGTGATGCAACAGCCGCAACTCAAATCCATTGTATCAATAATATTGCAGAATATCGTAAAGATTGTGTAGCTTTCATTTCACCTCTTCAAGCAAATGTTGTTGATAATGCAGGAAGTGAAACTACAGATGTAGTCTCTCATAGAAATTCTATGCCGAGTTCATCTTATGCAGTTATGGATTCTGGTTGGAAGTATATGTATGATAAGTACAATGATGTATATCGATATATTCCATTGAATGGTGATATTGCAGGATGTTGTGCATTTACAGACTCATCGCGTGATCCTTTTTGGTCACCGGCTGGATTAGATAGAGGTAATATCCGTAATGCGATTAAACTTCCATATAATCCGAATAAGACAGATAGAGACTCTCTTTATAAAAACGGAGTTAATCCTGTCACGGCAATGCCCGGAAGTGGAATTATTCTTTTCGGAGATAAAACATTATTAGCAAAACCGAGTGCATTTGATCGAATCAATGTACGAAGGTTGTTTATCCTTTTGGAAAAATCAATCGCTAATATGGCAAAATCCTTCTTGTTTGAATTCAACGATTCTTTTTCACGATCTCGATTCACATCGACCGTTGAACCTTTCTTGAGAGATATTCAAGGAAGAGGCGGGGTTCAAGATTTCGCCGTTGTTTGTGATGATAGCAATAATACTCCAGAAGTCGTTGATCGTAACGAATTCCGTGGAGATATCTATGTGAAACCATCACGTTCAATTAACTTCATACAATTACAATTCGTAGCAGTACGATCTGGCGTTGAATTTAGTGAAATTATTGGATAATATAGTATAAATAGTAATATAACTTATTAAAAGATGGGGGAAGACGATGACTTCCGAAGGGAGAACTTTTAAAAAAGACTTCCCCATCACATCTTAACTTTAGTCATCGGAGAAATATAACAATGGCATCATCATTTAACATAGATACATTTACCTCAAAACTTACTAAAGGTGGAGCATTAGCCAGTTTATTCGAATGTGAATTAACTGCTACTGATAAGGGTAAAAAAGGATCCGTAGCCGATTGGATCTTTATGTGTAAAGGAGTATCATTTCCTGCTTCAACAATTACACCCGCAACAGTTACTTATATGGGAAGAGCATTACAAATTCCAGGTAACCGTGATGCAGCTCAATTAGTAACATCCATTTACAATGATGAAGGTATGGAAGTTAGAAATTATATTGAAAGTTGGATGGAAAGACTTAATTCTCACAAAACAAATAAAAGAGATTCAGCTTGGAGTAAAATTCTTGACTATACTGCTGAAATGAAGGTTCGACAACTTAAAAAAGATGGTACAGGTTCTTCAAAGGAATATGTATTTACAAATGTCTGGCCGTCTACCTGTGCAGAAATTGCTTTGTCTTGGGATACTAATGAAATCCAAGCTTTTGATGTAACATGGGAATATAATTATTGGTCTTCCGTAGGTAATTCGGGCACTGGAGCCTAATATAAATATAAGTGAAGAAAACAATTTTATATGGGAGTGGAAAAATCTACTCCCATTTCACCTATTAGGAAAAATGTATGGCAGTTGAATTATTTGGATTTTCTATAGGAAGAGTAGATAAAGATAAAAAAAATAAAACATCTTTTGCTCTCCCAGAGCCAGAAGATGGTGCATTTGAAGTGGCTTCAGGTGGAGCATATGGAACATATGTTGACCTAGAAGGCGCCGCTAAAAATGAATTAGACTTAATCAAAAAATATAGAGAGATGGCAACGTTTCCTGAATGTGATCAAGCAATTGATGATGTTATTAATGAAGCCGTTGTTACAAATAGAGAAGAATCCCCTGTTAGTATTAGTTTAGGAAAATCTAATTTATCAGACAGTATCCAAGAGAGTATAAAAACTGAGTTTACAGAATTAGTTCGTTTACTTGATTTTAGGAGAGTAGGATACGAATTATTTAGAAAGTGGTATGTCGATGGTAGATTGTTTTTTCATATTATCATTGATAATAAAAACCCTAAACGCGGTATATTAGAACTGCGCCCAATAGACCCCCTAAAAATAAAAAAGGTTAGACAAGCTAAAATTGTAGAAGGACCTGAAGGCGCACAGCTTGATACTTCGGGATTTCAAGAATACTATTTATTTAATGAAAAAGGTATCGCAGATAGAGGAGGTGGTCACACCATTCAGATTGCTGATGATTCTGTCTCTTATGTTCATTCTGGTGTATTAGATCCTGATAGAAAATTAGTTTTAAGTCATCTACACAAAGCAATCAAACCCCTTAATCAACTTAGAATGTTAGAAGATGCGGTTGTCATCTATCGTATCTCACGTGCTCCTGAACGTAGAATTTTCTACATTGATGTTGGTAATCTACCTAAGATCAAAGCAGAACAGTATCTACGTGATATCATGAACAAATATAAGAACAAATTGGTATATGATTCCAATACTGGTGAGATTAAAGATGAACGTAAGCACATGAGTATGTTAGAGGATTACTGGCTTCCGCGAAGAGAAGGCGGTAGAGGTACAGAGATTTCAACGTTACCTGGAGGAGAGAATCTTGGTGAATTGGCTGATGTTGATTACTTCAAAACAAAACTATACAAAGCACTCAATGTTCCTCCTTCACGGTTAGAACAAGATTCAGGTTTTATATTAGGTAGAGCAGAAGAAATTTCTAGAGATGAAGTTAAATTTACTCGTTTCATTGAAAGATTGCGGGCTAGATTTAATATTTTGTTCAATGATCTCATAGAGAAACAGTTATTACTTAAAGGGATTGTTTCATCTCAAGATTGGTCAGTTATAAAAGATTCTATAATATATGAATGGCAATCTGATTCTCATTTTGCAGAACTACAACAAGCAACAATGATGAGAGAACGGTTAGGAATGTTAGTAAATGATATGGGATATAGAGATGCAGTTGTTGGTAAATATTTCTCTGTGGAATATGTCAATAAACACATTCTTAAATTGACTCAAGAAGAAATTGATAATATGAAAGATCAGATGGAAAAAGAAAAAGCGGAAGCTAGTGGAGGAGGCGAAGAAGAGGATCAATGGGCAGAATTTGATCCGTCAGCAAATAAGCCAGACTTAAAGGTGATTAGTGGCTAAAATTTATAAATAGTATAAATATAAGAGATATTTAATAATAGAGGAAATTTATGTCTAATGAAACTACAATTGGTGATATCGTAACATTATCTGCAACAGATGATGCCGCAGGAGTAAAAACCGCAATAGGTGATGTACTTCAACAAAAAGTGATGGTATCATTAGAAAGTAAGAAAAAAGATTTTGCACAAACTTTTTTAACTAAACAGAATACAGACTCGAAAGAGCCGGAAAGTCAAGAGGAAGTAACAGATGGCAGCTGAATCACAAGTACTATTAGACACAGAAAAAAAATATATTGCTAAATTTTTTTCCGATGCATCAGAATCAGATGTTAAGAAAGTAGATTTATCGACACTTGCTTGGGCAAAACATACAATGACCCTTTCTGGAGCGGCAAGTCCAAATTTTAAGATTGGCGAAGTAATAACAACCGCTGCTACTGAACATTTTCTTGTTACAGGTTTTACAGCCGGAGCATCCACAGTAGAAGTTGTTGGATGGGATAATACGAACAAAAAAGTAACAAGTATTCTAACTACCAGTTCCAATGGAGATGCAATTAGTGGTGCAGTATCAGGAGCTAATACAAGAACACTTGCAAATAGTGGAAACCTCACAGGATTAGAGTGGAATGTATTAGTTACTAAAATAATGTGGATTACAAATGGTTTACAAGTTGCAATTGAATGGGACGGATCTACAGCAGAAAAATATATTGCAGAATTATCAGGTAATGGAAGTTGGTCTATGCCAGGAA